TTATTTTTCAACCAAACACAATTGTATATGCTGTGCCAACGAAATCTAAGTTAGCACAGACAATGTTAGCAGCACAAGTTGGTGTGGTGTTTCATACATCATACTCAGGTAAAACACTAGAAACAATGAAAGCATCATACAATATTGACATTGGACATTTGAAGCCAACAAAAGATGTTTGGTTTCGTGATGCTTCGTTTACCGATGCTTCTGGTTCTGTCACGTTCACTGAAGAAGAAACTGCGGCTATCACTTCTATTCTATCAAATGCGGGTCGTGTGTTTCAATCAATACCAGCACTCACATTGAATCGTATTGCTGCGTCAGATGTGTTTCTGACACAAATCAAAACATTCAATAATACAAAAGTTCGTGAAGGTAAAAAGATTGCTGATACCAGAGTTCATACACAAGAACTGATAAACTATGTTGAAGCAAAACTCAACAAAGAAATTCTTGCGGCTAAGAAAGAAGATACAAAACAAAAGCGCATCAAAGAAAAAAATGAAGTGATGCGTTTCTATCGTACCAATGCAATTCAACTCAAGAATATTTTTGATCTAATGAATCTGATTGTTGATGCAAAACTTATGGTCGTGAAGAAGTTACAAGAAATGAAACAAATCACAAACACCTATCTAAGAACAACAGAAGATGGATTTAAGATTACAAACCCAGAAGGTTTCGTTGCAGTTTCAACACTAACGGGAGGAGCTCTAAAGTTGATTGACCGACTTGAATTCAGCCAAGAAAATTTTAACGCCGCAAAAAATTGGGACAAATAAATGGCATACGATATTAATAAAATCATAGCCGAATATGGAGATGATGATTACGGGTTTTCTGCTGTTGATGAATCAGAATATCAAGCTGTCATCGCTGAGAAAGATGAAACTGTAGAAGAATACAAAGCACGACTAGAACAGGTAGAAAAAATCATCATGCCTTTTCTCACAAATCTTTACAAGTCACGAAATCAACCATACATTCATTGGCCAAATCGTGGACCAATTCTAGAAGCACAGATGCAAAAAATTCTCACGCTAACGAGGGGATAATGTTATCATTTCAAGAATTTTCTGAAGCTGCATATATTGGTAATGTAGGCTTTCAAGAACTGGTAAAGTTTCATACAAAGGCTACACCTGCACAAAAGAAACAGTTACAGTCACACATACAAAACAAGAAACATAAAGAGTTTCGTGACTTAATTCAGAGTGTAACCGGAGTGCAACTACATAAAAGTGTGAACGAAGAACATGGTGCAGGCGAAGATGGTACAGACAAACTTAGGAAGAAATATCAAAAAGATACACCTGGACAAAAGGTAATGTCATTTACTGATTATACGAAGACTAAGTAATATTATATAATTTTTGGAGTGTGAATTGAATAAAGACATTGTGGTTGGTTGCATTACTGGTTATGATTTCGAAAAAATCAAGCCTTGGGTAAATTCTCTTGACAGATGCGGATTTGATGGCACAAAAGCCATGATTTGTTATAATGTTGGGTATGATACGGTTGAAGAACTTGTCAAAAGAAATTACACAGTTCTTGCCTTCAAAAGAAACGAAGAAGAAAAACGATTTGAATATCGTGAAAAATTTTCAATCGTAGTCGAAAGATTTCTTCACCTCTGGCTTCTCCTCAAAAAATTCAAAGGACAATATCGTTACATCATTACAACTGATGTTAAGGATGTTATCTTTCAAACAAATCCTTCAGAGTGGTTAGAACAAAACATTGGCGACAAAGAGATTAATGTTGCCTGTGAATCTATTCGTTACAAAGATGAAGAATGGGGTAATCATAATCTCTATAAATCTTTTGGCAATCTTATTCACGACCACAATATTGAAAATTTAATTTACAATGCAGGCACAATTTCAGGCAAGTTTGATACGATGCTTGATTTCTTTTTGAATATCTACATGCTTTGCAATGGCACTAATCATTGGATTGAAGGCGGTGGCGGACCAGACCAAGCCGCAGTCAATGTTCTTTTGAATATGAAACCTTATAAAGATATTACCAATTTCGCAATGAGTGAAGATGGATATGCAGCACAACTTGGTACAACAGGACCTCAAGTTGCAGGTAAATATGCTGACAAGCTGGTTGAAAAATCTCCTATTTTAGTAGATAATATGGTATGCACTTCAGATGGTCGACCATTTTCAATTGTTCATCAATACGACCGTGTTCCTGAATGGAAAGAAATTATAGAGAGAAAATATGAGTGACTTTATTATTGATACATCACAAAATTTAATTAAACAAACGGGACCTGTTTGTCGTGATCCATATGACCATTTGGGACCTGAAGAATGGGTGCAGAAACAATTAGATTGGTGTGAACAACCACAAAACATTTCTGGTCGAGGCCTCGTAGACCCAATTAAAAAATTACAAGGTGAGTTGATTGGTGTTGAAGTGGGTGTTTGTAATGGTGTTACAAGTGAATTGTATGCACAAGAAATATCAAATATTAAAAAATTATATGCAGTAGATAATTACCCATCATTTGTTGATTGGGATGGCACAAGAGTTACAGAAGAACGACAAACAGAAACAATGCGCCGTTGTAAAGAACGCCTTATAAAATATTCAAATATCGAATTCGTTTACAAAACAAGTGTTGAATTCGGTGAATCTTTGGAAGATAATTCTATTGATTTTGTTTTTATCGATGGCGACCATAGTTTCAATGCAACACTTAAAGATATTCAAACATATTGGCCAAAAGTTAAAAAAGGTGGTTTGTTTGCGGGACATGACATTAATCTTGGTACAGTAGACCAAGCAGTAAAAGAATTCTTCAAAAATATTCCCGATGTTCAAATTAAAGTCGTTGAAAACAATGCTTGGTTTCTTATTAAATGAAACATTCTAAGATAATTGTTTGGGGTTCTAAACCTGATACAAGACACACACATGCATTTGTTCACGAAGCAGTAGTTCGTGCCGCAGAATATATGGGTCATCCTGTTTATTGGATGGACAATAGAGATAATGTGCCAGAAACATTCTTTGATGATGCACTTATTATCTCTGAACAATGGTTGGTCTTTCAAAATGGAATTAGTAATCGACTGCCATTAAGACCATCATCAACATATATCATACACTACCTTGGTAACAAAGGACCTGTAGAAGGAAATCCAGGTGCAGGAATGTATCTTGGTAAAGTGGGTCGTTTGATTGACTTTCGTTTTGCAACGAATTGGGGTGTAAATGGAGTAGAAGATAAAAACTATGCATATCATTTTGAAAAAGAAAAATATACACCAATCAATGATGGCATTTCTTTTTTCGAAAGTGGTTCTGAATATGATGTGTTCTATTCTATTTGGGCAACAGATTTATTGCCTAATGAAATAGATTTTAAAAAACGACTTACACCATTTAAAGAACCTAAGTTTGCGTTCTTTGGTGGCACAATTAGAAACGATAACGAAGAAATGTTTGTACCATTTATCGATGAGTGTGATAAACAAAATATTCCATTTGTTTATAATTCTCCATGGCAGAATCCATTAACAGTTGAACAGATGCGTAATGCGGTAGTTCAATCTTATTTACCATTAGATGTGAGACCTAAAAATCATTTGGCAAACGGATATATTTCTTGTCGTTCTATTAAGAACATTAGTTATGGTGCATTGTGTTTGACTAATTCAAAAGAAACATACGACTTTTTTGACCAAGAAGTTGCATATGCAACAGATACTTCTGAATTGTTTTATGTTGCAAAAGAAATGCAAAGCGACCGAAAGACAAAAGATTTAATTTTAAATCAAATGAAAAAAGTAAAAAACAAACACACATATGTCAATCGTTTATATGATATGATTGCAGCATCGGAGATGGCATGGCAAAAATAGCGTTTATCACAGGCATTACAGGTATGGTAGGTTCGCACCTTGCGGACTTTTTGATTGAAAACACCGATTGGGATATCATTGGACTTATTCGTTGGAGAAGTCCACTACATAACATTAGTAACCTGATTGAAAATATTAATAATATGAATCGGGTTAAATTAGTTTATGGAGATTTAAATGATGGAATATCGATTGATACAGCAATCAAAGACGCAAGGCCTGATTATGTTTTCCATTTGGCGGCCCAAAGTTTTCCTAAAACCAGTTTCGATTCGCCAATTGAAACACTAAATGTCAATATTCAAGGCACAGTAACACTATTAGATGCATGTAAGAAGTGGGTACCTGATGCTCACATTCATGTGTGTGCTTCATCAGAAGTTTTTGGTCGTGTACCACAAGATAAACTTCCAATCGATGAAGAATGTACCTTTCATCCAGCATCACCTTATGCCATTTCAAAAGTAGGAACAGACCTTGTTGGTCGTTTCTACGCAGAAGCATATAATATGAATGTGCAAACTACTCGCATGTTTACACATACGGGTCCACGCCGTGGTGATGTATTTGCAGAATCTACTTTTGCGAAACAAATTGCAATGATTGAGGGTGGTTTTATTGAACCTGTTGTCAAAGTTGGTAATCTAAAATCCCTCAGAACAATTGCAGATGTGCGTGATGCGGTTCGTGCTTATTACATGTTGTTGACACATAATCCTGTTCCAGGTGCGTATTATAATATTGGCGGCACATTTACTTGCGAGATTGGTGATGTATTGAATACTTTGTTGTCAATGTCTTCAATGAAAGAACAAATTCGTGTTGAAGTTGACCCTGCAAGATTACGACCAATCGATGCAGACTTACAAGTTCCTAATACAGAGAAGTTTCGTTTGCACACAGGTTGGAAACCAGAAATTCCATACAAACAAACAATGGAAGATTTACTAAACTATTGGCGTGAAAGAGTTGCCGAAGCAGGCGGAAAATTTGTTATAAGATGAGTTCAGAATTTAGACAAGATATAATTGCTGATAAGTTTCTTAAAAGTAAAAGAGACGGATTCTTTGTAGATATTGGTGCAAGTTATTATCAACAATGGAATAATTCTTACTTTTTTGAAAAAGAGAGGAACTATCGTGGCATTGCAATAGAAATGAATTCCGATTTTGCGGCACCTTGGGCAGAACATCGACCAAATACAAAAATGTATAATGAAGATGCCACTTTAGTTGATTATGCAAAAGTTTTGGAAGAAAATAATGCACCAGATGTAATAGATTTCCTTTCGATTGATATTGACCCAAACACCGCAACATGGGATACATTATTGAAAATTATGGACACAAAATACACTTTTGGTGTCATTGCATTTGAAGTTGATTATGGTGGTGATTTAAACAATAAAGAAAGATTTTCTGTTCGTGACCCATCGAGGTCGTATTTGGTTGCAAGAGGGTATGTATTAGCTATCGAAGTGTTTGCAAATGGTGGTGCATATCATGTTGATGATATTTGGGTGCATAAATCAATTTACGATTATAGTATTGAAAAGTCTTTATGATTATTATTAGAACACCGTATCGCATTTCATTTTTTGGTGGCGGCACAGATTATCCCGCCTGGTATCGTGAGAATGGTGGTTCAGTAATCTCTACGACCATTAACAAATATTCTTTTCTTGTTCTCAGAAAATTGCCAAACATTTTTGATTACAATTATCGTGTTCGTTATTATGAGAAACAAGAAACACAAAAGATAGATGAGATTAATATTCCTGTAATTCGTGAAGCAATCAAATACATGAACTATCAACAAGGTGTGGACATTACACATCATGGTGATTTACCTAATCGAACAGGTATTGGCTCAAGTTCCAGTTTTAGTGTTTCGTTGTTGCATGGTCTTTCAATTCTCAAAAACGAAAACATCACCAAGAGGCAACTTGCACTTGAAGCACTTCATCTTGAACAAGAAATTCTTGAAGAATCTGTTGGGTCACAAGACCAAGTTGCAGCTGCATTTGGTGGTTTCAATCGTATTAATTTTGGTGGTGAATCAGAGTTTCTTTGCACACCATTGCCATTGAAAAAAAATACACTTAAAGAACTTGAATCATGGGTGCAGTTATTCTTTACAGAACAATTAAGAAATGCACATGATATTGCAGACAAAAAGATTACGAATATTAAAACTAAAAAAGTAAATTTGAGAGACATGCAAGGCCTTGTAGACGAGGCGGAAAGAGAATTATTTTCTGGCAACATTTGTGATTTCGCAAAGTTATTGAACGACCAATGGATGATTAAAAAAGAAATGGAAGAATCCATATCTAACTCTGACATTGATGACATTTACAAAAAAGGAATCAAAGCAGGTGCAGTTGGTGGTAAATTACTTGGTGCGGGAGGTGGTGGTTTCATATTGTTTTTAACACCACCAGAAAGACACGAACATGTAAGAAAAATTTTACAATTGAAAGAAGTGCCTGTCGATTTTGAACATCTCGGCAGTCAAATGATTTATCACGATTACCAAGACCAAGAGGAATAATTATGAAGATATATGTGGCAGGACACCGTGGATTGATAGGGTCTGCGATTGTTCGTAGATTAATTGCAAGTGGTGTTAAAGAAGAAAATATTATTAAAAAAACACATAAAGAACTTGACTTAACGAATCAAGTAGAAGTAAGTTACTTTTTCTCGCAACATAAAATTGACCAAGTGTATGTTGCTGCAGCTAAAGTTGGTGGTATTGTAGGAAACAACACACATCCAGGTGAATTTATTTACAAGAATCTTATGATTCAAAGTAATGTGATTCATCAAGCATATGCTTACGGCGTTAAAAAACTTGTGTTTCTTGGTTCGACATGTATTCTTCCAAAGTTTGCAGAGAATCCAATTAAAGAAGAAGCTTTGATGACAGGTTATCTCGAATCTACAAATGAACCATATGCGATTGCGAAGATTGCGGGTATTAAAATGTGTGAGAGTTACAATCGTCAATATGGTACAGACTATCGTTCAATTCTTCCTTGCAATCTATATGGACCTGGTGATAACTATGATGAAGAAAATGGTCACTTAGCGGCAGGTGTGATTCAGAGAATTCATCGTGCAAAAGTAAATGGTGATGAACAGTTTGTTGTATGGGGAACAGGCAAACCAAGACGAGAATTTATCTATGTTGATGATATGGCAGATGCCGCAATTCATGTGATGAATGTTGATAAGAACAAATGGGATTCTGTAACAGAACCTATGAGAAACTTTGTTAATGCAGGTGCAGGTTATGATATACCAATTTCAGAATTTGTAAAGATTGCCTGCGATGCACTTGATTACAAAGGAAAAATCGTGTATGATATAAGTCGACCTGATGGTACAAAGAACAAACTTACCGATAATACAAGAATTACTGAGTTGGGTTGGACACCAAAGGTTGAACTGAAAGACGGATTGAAAAATGCATATAACTGGTACTTGGAGAATGTGGCAAAAAAATGAATGTAATACAACGATTAAATGATTATGCCCTAAGAGTAAATATGGGTCTTCAAAATGTAAACAAAGAACAGTTTCAGAAAGCTTTTGATGTTCTTTGTGATGCATACTTGAATGGTAAAAAAGAAGTGTTTGTCTGTGGCAATGGTGGTTCTCTTACAATGAGTGACCATTTTCATTGCGACCATGGAAAAGGAACACACTTCGATGCAAAGATGAAACCAAGAATTCAACCTCTGACAAATGGTTCGATTATGTCTGCAATTGCAAATGATATTGGTTACGATGAGGTCTTTTCTTTTCAGTTGGGATTCAAAGCAAAGAAAGGTGATATTCTTGTTGCGATTTCTGCAAGTGGTAACTCACCAAATATCATTAAAGCAATTGAAAAGGCCAAAGAGCTTGAAATGACTGTCATTGCATTTGTTGGGTTTGATGGTGGTAAGGCCAAAGAACTTGCAGACATTTTTCTTTGGGTCCGTGAAAATAATTATGGTATTGTTGAAGATTGTCATCAAGGATTCATGCATGTTCTTGCACAAGCAATTCGTATGAAATATAATTGTAACCCGGAGATTAAACTGTGAAAGTCGTTCTTGTAACTGGTGGTTTTGACCCATTACACTCAGGTCATATTCAGTATTTTAAACGAGCAAAAGAATTAGGTGATGCTCTTGTTGTCGGTGTCAATTCTGACGAATGGTTGACAAGAAAGAAAGGTCGACCATTTATGAACATTGATGAGAGAATGAGAATCATTAGTGAATTGAGAATGGTCGACTTTGTTATCAAATATAATGATGATGACAATTCTTCTTGTATGGCAATCAAACAAACAAGAGAATTATTTCCAGATGCAAAGATTATTTTCGCAAATGGTGGTGACAGAGGTAAAGAAAATACACTTGAAATGAATTACAAAGACCGAGGTGAATTTGAGTTTGTATTCGGTGTGGGTGGTACAAATAAAATGAATTCGTCATCATGGATTCTTGATGAATGGAAATCACCAAAGACACAAAGACCTTGGGGTTACTATCGTGTTCTATATGAAACACCTACATGTAAAGTAAAAGAATTGACTGTAAATCCTGGCCAATCATTGAGTATGCAGAAACATGAACATCGCAATGAATATTGGCATGTAGTTTCTGGCCAGGGTGTAGTATTTGAAGAAAGAAAAACTTCAACATCAAGAATTGAATTATACAAAGACCATCATGTAAATATTCCTTCAGGTGTTTGGCATAAATTATTTAACCCATTTGAAGAACCATTGCACATTGTTGAAATTCAATGGGGAACAAAGTGCGTTGAAGAGGACATTGAAAGACGATGATTATTGATATTGGATCCGGCCCATGGCCAAAACCTGATGCACATGTTCGTATGGATTTACATCCGTGGCCTGGTGTAAACTGCCAACATGATTTACTTGTCACACCTTATCCTTTTACAGATGAATACTTTGATAAAGCATACATGGGTGATGTAATTGAACACATTTACATTTTTGATGTTGACCGTGTTTTGACAGAAGTGAATCGTATTTTAAAACCAAATGCAGTATTTGAAGTTGTTGTTCCTGATTTTCGTTGGATTGCAGAACGAATTGTCAAAGGTGATTGGAAAGAACAAGCGAATATTGATTGGTTGAACCCTACTGACGACCCATGGAAAAATGCCATGTCGTATTGGTTTGGCGGATTTCACAATAAAGATGAATATAAAATGGCAGGTATGGGTCATGTCAATGGGTTCGATTTTAATTCATTGAAAAAATTGTTAGAGAAAAATGGTTTCATAGGCGTTACAAGAGTACCTGATGAGAGAAATCCCGAACCTGCTCGCAATTCTATACTAAAAGTGATTTGCACAAAATGAATAAAAAAATCTGTTTCGTAGTTCACCGATATGCACCTTATCCTGGTGGTTCTGAATATTATGTGCAACAGATGGCAGAAGAATGTGTGCAGAGACACCTTGATGTTACAGTTGTCGCAGGTGAACACAAAGGACATTTAAATGGTGTGAGAGTAACATCTGACCCAAATGAATTGATGGACAAAGACCTTGTTGTTGTTCATGGTGGTGATGTTTCTGTTCAAAACTTTGTATTAGAACATGCACATCAAATCAATTCACCCATTCTTTACATGTTGATTAAACCTTCTGAAAGTCCTACTTGTCTCAAAGGTTTAAGAGATTGTAAGTTTATTGGTTGTTCCGCACCTGAAGATTGGGAACATGTAAAGAAATGGATGATGCAAGGCAAAGCACACAAAGTTATTCATGGCATTTCACCAACTGATTGTATTGGTGAACCTGGTCTCTTTAAAAAGAAGTATAATATTCCACAAGATAAAAGAATGTTTCTTTCTTGTGGTGGTTATTGGCCAAACAAGAGAATGATTGAACTCGCAGATGCCTTTCGAGAAGCAAACTTACCTGATGCGGTTCTTGTTACAACTGGATACGACAATCGTTTCGGTATTATGCCACATGCCTCTGAAAATGTGATACCTTTAATGGTCGAAGACCCTAAGGATGTCAAAAATGCAATTGCTGATGCAGACTGTTACATAATGAATTCGGATGCAGAGGGATTTGGTCTGGTGATACTGGAATCGATGATTAATAAGACGCCATGGATTGCACGAAATATTGCTGGTGCGAAGTTACTTGCCGAACATGGGCAAGTATATGAAACTGAGAAAGAATTAGTGCCTTTATTGAGAAATTTCAAAAGAGATGCCAACAAAATATTGAGGGCACACACATATGTTATATCTAATCACCTCATAAAAAATACGGTTGATGATATCCTAAATCTCATATAATACTAAATAGAGTTTTAAACTACAATACTTTGCTGTAGAGGCGGAGAGATATGAGATTTGGATTTGTCTACCTTTGGTACGACACAAAACATAAAAAATTCTATTTGGGTAGCCACTTAGGCCTACCTTCAGACGGATATACTGGAAGTAACCGTCTTTTTCAATCAAAATACAAAAGTCGACCAGATTCTTTCAAAAGAAAGATTTTGGAATCTCACGACAATATTTCTTCTAAAGAATTAATTAAACGAGAACAGTTTTGGTTAAATTTAATAAAACCAGAAGAATTGTCCATTCGTTACTATAATGAAAAAAAAGTTGCTGCTGGTGGAGATATTATAAGTAATTTATCTGAAGAAAAAAGAAAACAACACGCTGAAAAGTCTGGAATTGCTTCACGGAAATATTGGGATAATATTACTCCAGAAGATTACGAAAATCGTAGAAAAACTGCTTTTGGTGGAAATAATTTTGATAGAAGCTACATGAAAGAACGAAATGACAGATTATTAGTTAAAGAAGCTAAAGTTATTTTTCCGGATGGGACAGAAAAAATTATTAGAAATATTGGTAATTTCTGTAGAGAAAATAATTTAAATTACGGCAACTTCAAAACAATGTTGAGAGGTGGCAGACAAAAATCTTGTAAAGGATTTAAAGGAAGCTATCTATGAAATTTATTGATTTTCTAAAAGAATCTAAAGAAAAACATGCGGTAATGACATACATGCGAGCTAATCCGGTAACTTCTGGGCACCAGTTAGTGGTAAACAAAGTTTTGGAACTTGCTAAAAAACACAATGCTAGTGCTCATGTTATTTTGTCACATTCGCAAGACCCAAAGAAAAATCCATTAACTCCCGCACAAAAAATCAAACACGCCAAGCGTGCATTTCCTGGTGTCAATGTTTCTGCATCTGATGCCTCTGCACCTAACTTCTTAGCACAAGCCGCAAAGTTATACAAATCTGGCGTCACACATTTTCACATGGTTGGTGGTCAAGACCGTGTTGAAGAATTCAAAACACTTCTCACAAAATACAATGGCGTAAAAGGTCCACACGGACACTTTAACTTCAAACACATTGAAGTTCATTCTGCTGGTGACAGAGACCCTGATGCTGAAGGTGTCGAAGGTATGTCTGCATCTAAAATGAGAGAACATGCAACAAATGGAAACTTTAAAGAGTTTCGCAAAGGTGTTCCATCAAGAATGACGGATGCACACGCAAAAGAATTATACAATCATGTTCGTGGTGGTATGGGTATCAGAGAAGATGTAAACACAGAGTTTCAGAATTTGTTGGTTGAAGGTGTCCATGACCAATCAATCTTCAAAGCAGTATTCTTAGCAGGTGGTCCTGGTTCTGGTAAAGATTATGTTCTCGACAATACACTTTCAGGACAAGGACTTACAGAAATTAATTCAGACAAGGCACTTGAGTTTCTAATGGACAAAGAAGGTCTTGACAAAGAAATGCCTGCATCTGAACAAGAAAAAAGAAACATTGTAAGAGGTCGTGCTAAAAACATAACAGAATTAAGACAAAGACTTGCATTGTTAGGTCGCAATGGTCTTATCATCAACGGTACTGGTGATAGTGCGGAGAAAATTGCTCGCATTAAAGAAAGACTTGAAGACCTTGGTTATGATACTTCAATGATTATGGTCAATACAGATGACGAAGTATCAAAACAAAGAAACATCGAAAGAGGTCAACGAGGTGGTCGAACAGTACCAGAAGATGTTCGTAAACAGAAATGGGATGCCGTTCAACAATCACGACCAGAATTTGCAAAGATGTTTGGTGACCGTTACATGGAGTATGATAACTCAGAAGACTTACGCCAAGCACCACCAGAAGTTGTGAAACAGAAAAAAGATGAAATGATGGAACTTTTTAAGAATGTTAAAGAGTTCGTTTCGCAACCACCATCATCAGAACAGGCATCACTATGGGTTGCACATCAGTTGGATGTAAAAGATACATTGCCAGTTAATGATGAAGGTCCTGAAAAGATGGCACATCCAGAATCAAATGCTGCACAAGAAGCCAAAAAACTTGGTTTGAAGTATTATGGTTTTGGTCGATATGGTCGTGATGGTAAGATTACACATCGTTCGGTACACGACAAACTTGTAGAAGTTTCAAAAGAAGAACCAAAACAAGCAAGTAGTATGCCAGTACCTGGAACATCCATGACAAAGAAAAATGTAAACGAAGAATTTGAATCACTTGATGAAGATTTACGCAATTGGTTTAGTAAGTCACATCCAGAAGGTGATTGGAAAAGAATCAACACAAAAGGTGAAGTCGTTGGTCCTTGTGCAAGAGAACCAGGTGAACCAAAACCAAAATGCATGTCAAGAGAAAAAAGACAACAACTAAGTAAAAAAGAAAGAGCTGCTGCGGTTCGTGCAAAACGCAAACACGACCCAAATCCAGAACGCAAAGGTGACCCAATCAATGTTTCAAACTTTGGTAAAGGTAAACTTTCTGAATCTTACTCACTATCTGATTCAAGTGCATTAAATCTACTGTTACTTGGTAGTGATATTGACGAACAAAACTTGTATTACAATGGAGAAAATGATAACTACGATTTCTCCGAAGAAACAAAGAAAGTAAAGTTGATGCGAGACAAAGCAGGTAAAGTCCGCACCTTTATGTTACGCAGAGCAGCAGCAAAAGAAGCACACACTAAGAATGGTGTTGTGATGAAATATAAAAATGGATATGTCATTAAATTACATGAGGAGAATGACGATGTTAGAATTTCTGAAGAATCTATTCAAACCAAAACCACCAGCCAATGGAGAGAAACATCCATTGGACATTTTAGCTCAAGTGCAAGAGCGAAAGTCCTCACCGAAGGAGTCACAGAACTCACAAGTGGACAAGAATACGCCAAAGGCACAGGAATCGAAACCACACCAACTCAAGCCAGCGGTCAAGGCAAAATTACACTCCAACAAGTCAGGCAACGGAAAAAAGCCATACAAGAAGCCGACCAAATCAACGAAATCGACAAAGGTATAGAACCTGGTCTTTCGATGGCGACTGGTGGTGAAAATGCAACACGACCTGCACCAAAAAACAAAGCGGTCAAGAAACCTTTTGAAGAAGCAATTGGTGCAGGTGGTGAAATGGCAACATCCATGAGTGATTATAATGAAAACGATTTGAGAAGAAAAGGTATAGACCTAAAAACATTCAAAGCAAAGAGACCAATCGGATGAAGACATTCAAATCATTTATAAAAGAAAAAAGATGCTGGCCAGGATACAAACGAGTGCCTGGTAAAAAGGCCTTTGAACCAGGATCATGTGTCAAAGAAGAAGTTTTGAAAGAAGGTCGCCCTTCTCAGAGACACCCATTAGAGGGTCATGACTATCATAAAAAATCTAATGCTGAATTAGAATATATTGCTAAAGATGCACACAAGGCCGCAGAAGCAATGAAGTCTCACAATACTACTGCTGAGAACAAATATCGTGACCAAGCAAACGATTC